TTCTTCACCAGCAGCGCCCATGTCTGCACCAAGTGCGCCGCCACCAGCCCCATCGGCAGTTGCAGCTTCTCCAGCAGCGTCAAGCAGTGCTTGAAGCTTTCTATCGTGGAACATTTCTCTTTGCATCCTGATGTGTTCTTCTGCCGGGACGTTAAGTATGTTCTCAGACACCCACCTCTTACTAAAGTAACCCTCTGTTGCACCACCTGCAATTTCAAACTTAGTTCTCCAAGTCTCAAGTTCTTGCATTTCAGCTAAGCGAGATGGATTGTTTAGAGAAATCTTAAATGAAACTAAATCATCCCCCCTGAAACCTAAGGTAAATAAATGCACAATACCTATTTTCTCCAATTCAGAAACGACGGCGCGCTGGAGCCTGTGTATTGTTCTTGCAAATCTAATGTCTTTTTGCGCCAAAGTAGTTTTATCTTCATCTGCGCCCTCTGCTCTAGAAAGATAAGAAGCTGGCACCTTGAGTGCTGCAAAGAGCTTGTCTCTTAAGTATTTAATATCATCTATATCTCCCGTATAGGAGCCGCCGGCCAAAGTTTCAATTTTTGAAGAAGTACCGCCTCTCACTGGAATATAATAATCTTCTTCAATGTTCATTGGGTTATATCGAAGATCAACTTTACCTGTATTCGCATCGACTAGCTGATTTCTTTTCATCTGAGTCATGATTTTTTGCATGTATTGCTCGACATCCTCAGGGGCAATGTTGCCAACATCAATATAAAACACTCTTCTTTCTGGAGATCGTACAATGCGATATGCCATGACAGCATCTTCCATAAGAGTTAGTTGGCGCCAAATTCTACGGGCCGGCTCAAGAACAGATGTGCCATATGGGGCGTATTTATCGTTACCTAAAATTCTAAAATGTGCGAGTTGCCAATTTTCGAACGTCATACCAGCAGTATTCCATTGAAACTGAACATAATTTGGATTTGTTTTATCCTCTCCTTCAAGGCGCTCAATTTCAGACGGAGGTATGCCAACAGCATGTGTAATACCTGCGCGTTCGTCGATGTCTAAATACAAAAAGAAATCTCCATATTTACACATAGTCCTACACCAGCCAAACAAATTAAATTCTACATTCAGAATTTGGCTGTAAAGAGTTTCAAGCGTATATTTGATCTCTTCGTTTGAGCACTTAATAGACAATAAAGGACGAAACTCTGTACTAGTTGTCATCTCATCTGCATAGATATCCATCGATGAGGCGATTTCAGGCATATACTCCATTTGGTCAAAATCAACATACCTTTCGGCACGATTCTGATTGACCATCGTGTTATATTGCAAGATGTCATAAGGATTGTACTCTGATTTCTTGAATTGCTGGCCGCTAGCAGACTTAAATCTAGCCTGATATTTATCTAATTGTGCTCTTCTTAGCTGTCGAGGTAACTGGCGTCTCCTAGCTGTGAGCGGACCAGATAGTAGTCTTGTTAATTTACGGTATAATGTGCTTTGCACATTTCTTGGATTATTTTCTTTGTTGTCAGCCATTTATTATCCCTTGAGCAACCAGGCAAATTCTTTATATTTTTCCTGCTGCTCACGATCCTGTATCGGTTTAGATTTTATCATTCCTGGAATTGAAGTGTCCAGGCTATTGTTACTTTTTACCATTGAATTTAAGAAGGCTTTTTTGTAAGCTACTTCTCTCTTATTTACTGTATAAACAGTATCTTTAATCCAGCAAGCTATAGCGCATGCCATAATAAGATCATCATTATATCCCTTCATTGCTTGCGGTCTAGAATTTTGCCAAACAAATGTTTCCATCTCATTATACAACCTCTTAGAATAAATAGTTACAAATTTATTTCGTACAAACTCTTCCATTTTTGCCACTATCAAAGGTCTAGTTTTTGAAGATGTTGTGAAGCCGGCGATGGCTCTGTTTGAGCTTTCTGCAACGATTGGATCAACATATTCATGGCTAGACTTGTATGAAAAATAAAGGTTTGGGTACTCGTACTCCCTTAATTTATCTAAAACTGAATAGCCAACTGAGTTGTTTTCTACGACAACCATGCAATTACCATATTCTCGGCCGGCATTATTAATTAAGTTTGCAAATATATCGGGCGTTACTTTGCCCTTGTACTCTCCAACCATCTCCATGGTTTCAATTTTCATAACATGAAAGGTAGAATAATCTTTTCCGTCTCCTCGTGCCACATCTGCAGACAATAAGTAAGTCGCGTCGGGCATATGTTCTTCCCAAATCCAAAAATTTCTATCAAAAGCAGTCTTATACTTTGGCTCTTTCAGATTATCTTTAATCAACTGCAAATCGTCACCGTGAAAAACAGTTTCGCCCGACATATTGAAGTTACATTCAAGCTCCTGGGCTATTTGCCTTCGAGACATATTCTTTGTCTCTTTTTCAAACCACTCCTGGTCTCTATCTGGATGTACATCCCATGGTAATAAAACAGGATAAAAATCATTCTTGCCCTCGTCAGCATCGATATACGTCTGGTGAAACCAGTTACCAACACCATTAGGTGTGCTTAGAGCTATGCATCGGCCGCCTGTTGATAGGGTAGGATAAAGACCTGTCCAAAGTTCTTCCAAGCCCTCAACATGTGCGGCCTCGTCTATAACCAACAAAGATAGCGCCTCAGAACGACCAGCATCACCGCTGGTTGATGAAGCTTTAATTTGAGAACCGTTTGTTAGTTCAAAAGAAGTTCTATTGTCAATTTCAATACTAGCGATTCTCAGCCAATCTGGTAGGTTTTTATGTATTGCTTTTACCTTTTTAACTAGATTCGCTGCAGTAGTAAATTTTGTCGCAATAACTAAAACATTTTTATCGCGATGAAACAACATCAGCCATGCTATATAAGCTGCTGTAATAGTTGATATACCAAGCTGTCTGGCCTTAAGTATAACAGTAAATCGATTTTTGTTAAAGTCAGAAATTAAATCATCTTGATAATCATACGTATTAAATGGAATTAGTCCTTTTAATGGGTGAGAAATACGCGCATAATTATTTATAAAGTAATTAGCGTTTTTTCCACACTTTACTATCTCCTTTAAGGCTTCTTTCTTTGAAGGCTGATAGCTCATAAGTGTTACTCTTTCTTACGCTTATCATTCTTTGGTCTTGTGCCCCAGCCACCTTGGTCAAGAAACTTCTTAAACCCATCTTCCAAACTTCTACTTAAATCTTTTTTCGTCGATGCGGAATATTCTTCGACGCCATCGAGACCTCCGATACTATAGTATTTTTTTGCCTGAACCCATGATCTTACATTTGAAGTCTTCTGAACCATGACATCAAAATCATAATCCTTATTCACAGATAAACTTAAGGAATCTCCCGTAAGTCTTTTATACTCTTTTTTAAGATAGCTAGCTACGTTTTCTACCATCTGCTCTACTTCGGATTCAAAATCAGTTGAATATACTTCTTTTAATTTAATCTCTGACTGATATTCAATGCACAAATTTGGACCAACAAACTTAATCTTAAATCCATCAAGCATGCGTGAATCATTAATCAAGTGTCCTTCTTCACGACGAAGACCAATCTTAATCGGCTCTCCCTTTTCGTCTAATGCTCCGTCATATGCGTTAGCTGCTGCTTGTGCTATTCCCTGTAATTTTTCTAATGTTTTCTGTGACATTATTCTTCTCCTTTGATGTTAGCTAGCTTTTTCCATCTCTGGAAAGTTTCAGTAATTGCTGGTTTGTCGTTTTCTTGATTCTCGCGATAGAGTCTTCTTGTGCGAGGAGTGCCTCTTCTTCGGCCTGTTCTGCGTCTTGTTGTTGCAAGATTAGGACGCCTTCTTCGAGGAGATGCTGTTGCCTCGGGCTCAGCAGGGGTCTCCGGAGGTGTCTCTGCGGGTGCTTCTGGCCCGGGCGCTGGTGTGTCTGCTGCTTCGGGCTCGCCCTCGGGCTCAGGGTCGCCAGTCGGTATATTCTCGCCTCTACGACGTCTTAACTCCGCCTCTACGGTCTTTCGAAAGTTTTCGGCGCGCTCAGGGCTTACTTGTTCTCTGAAGTCGTCAAAAAATTGATTAAATGAAGATTTTGATTTATCAACGTCGTCGATCAGAAAATCATATTCGTGACCTTGTGGCATTTGTCCAGTCTCTAAAAATTGTTCCTTTAGCTTTTTACTAGCTAATCTAGCCCCGGGGCCACTTTTGCCTTGTTCAACGGCTTCGACGATTGGCGCGGCGAATACAGGATCTCCCTTTGTTGTGATAGTTAAAAACTGTACGGCAATATACCATGGGTGTTCCTCGCATTGCTTCTCATAGGCATCAGGTGAATAATCATACATTTTAAGTTCGCCTGATGCATATCCGGTACCTGTGCCAACATCAGACGGCTTTCTTCTAGCAGTATAATCTCTTCCAGGGTTAGCGACCCGCTCTTGCTCGCCTAAATACTCTTTTATTAAATCTTCGCCCAGAAACTTATAACCAGGAGTAGCAGTTACCATTACTCTCCGAGATGGCAGAGGCTCTACGTCTGGATTATCTCTGTTCTTTCTAGCATGCTTTATTCTTGCAGATGCTGGACGCTTAAGCGTTATAACATCTCCTGGCTTGAGATCGTACCCGTTTATCTTCTGCATTAGCTCAGGACAATTTTTTGGCCCCTCAGTTACACCAGGGACCGCTGGGGCCTCGGGATCTCCCTCTGGGCTTGGATCGGGAGACGGCGCGATTGGGGGTATGGCTTCTCCAACTTTATCTGGGAAGTAAGTTAGCTCTCCACGTAGCTTCTCAAGTCCAGATAAACGGGAAGACTTTCTTCCTTTATATCTTGCTAAAGATATCGCGGCGCCCATAGCAATTGCACCAACGCCAAGCGTACTCAAAACAGAAGCAGCAGCAGGAGTGCTAGCCAACCCTAGTTTGCCTAATACTAGCGTTCCTTTCTTCACACCCATACTCACGCCGGTTGTTTTAATTACCTCAGTGGCTACTGCTATGTATTTTGGGCCGCCAGCCATAAATGTTGCTGGATTAACACCAAGAATTGTGCCTGGGAATTTAGGAGACCCAGATGCTGCGCCGGCGCCAAACTTCTTGACTATATCAAGAACTCCTGTATTTCCTTGGCTTTGTAGGTAGTTGAGAAAATCTGGAGTTATCTGACTAGCATTAATAACTTTACCAACTTCTCCTCCCTGCTTGCCCCATTCGTACAGAGCCTTCATGAACTCTGCGCCGGCGTTGCCTTGCTTCAAAACACCTTGTTCGGTCATTGCAAGTATGATATCATCAACCGGCATCTTTGTTGCGCTAGCAATTGCATCTAAGTTGCCTGTGAAATCCATAGGAGGACCTCCGCCTGGAAGATCTTCTGCCATTCTGGCTAAGTTTTTTAAAAGGCCGGCGCCTCTAAAATCTTGTGTGACTTGAGCCGCATCAACGGCCTGAACTGAATTTTCGATTGTCTTAACTGTCTCGGCTGCTGTGCTGGTAATTTCCATTGGGGCGCGTGAGGCCCAGTATAATTGATGCAAAGCTTGCGCTGTACCTAGCATTCCGCCGCCCAGGGCGCCTAGAATTACGGCTGGCCACTTATTCTCCATGGCTTTCATTGCTTGGCTTTTGGCCTCTGGATCTAATACCTGATCATCTCCTTTACCAGTTGTGCCTTTCGCATCTGCTGCAGCTGCTGTGCCTTTTGTATCTCCCTTAACAAACTCAGGCTCTTCTTCTTCTTTTTCTTTTTTGCCAAATCCAAAAATTTCATTAAAAATTTCTTTTTCTTTATAGTTTTGTAATACTTTTTCTAATTTAGAATCCCAATTATCAACACGCATTAATTAGTTTTCTTACCCCATATAATTTCTTTATCTTGTAAATCAGGTATAAATT